TTTTTCTTCATTGTGTATCATTTATATTTTATTTTAGAACTCATTCTTTTAGGTCATTTCTTATTTTTATAGATTTAAAAGCAACAGTTGATTTCCCAGTTGAAAGGGCTCTAACTTTTCTAATTTTTTTATATCATTTTCTTCTTTTGTAAAATCACAGATATTATTTTCTATATTTTGCATAATATTTATTATATAGTATATATATATATATATATATAGTATATATATATTGTATATTAAATAGTTATTTTACTGGTTAAAATATTATCTAAACTTTAAAAATAGAAATAACAGAAATATGAACTCAAAAATCACAGAAGCTACTTATCAAGAAATAATATCGCACGACTATACAAAAGAATCAAACTTTATTTTGCGCAACTTTTACATAACTAATAAACAAGGAAACGCATATATTAAAGAAAATCAAGGACAATTCTTTTTTACCTGGTCTCCTTGTAAAGAAAATAGATATATCAACTGGTGTAAAAATGATAACATACTATACAGCATACATGTGTGTTTTTCTAATTTTGATGAAATGAACAAAAAACTAGAAGTTCAATATTTTTGTCCATATCATTCATATTGTAGAGAAAGATGCTCTGCGAATCGTATTACAAGTCCTGAAGATAAATGTGCTATTTGTCTAAAAGACGTACAAATACACATGCTTGAAGAAACAGCGTGCGAGCATCGTTTTTGTCTGTCATGTCTGGATAAGTATGTTAAAAACAAGCTTCTGCCTGAAGGAGGATTAAAAGATAATTGTATTCTTTGTCCTGTGTGTCGACGTAACTTGGTATTTTGCAATATTTGTGTAAATGCTAAATATGAATGCACTTGCGATGTAAACGTATAAAAACGGTTAAATATATTATTAATAATATATTATTAATAATAACTGGAAACAGATAGAAATAATCTATTTAAGTTTTTGACAGAATTATCACAAGAATTGAAAATAGATATTTTAAGTGATAAAATAGACAATTTATACCGTGGCGAGTTTTCCCCTAACCCTACTACGAACGTAAGTTTGATAGAAATTAATCAATATAATGATTCAGATCAATCTACTTGGGTTCATCCACGTGTAGCAATTCAGATCGGACAATGGATTTCTCCTAAATTTGCTGTTAATGTAACAGGATGGATTCATAAATTATTATCTACAGGAAGTGTCAAACTAGAAAGACCTGTAAAAAGCCTTTCTACTCTTACAGAAATTGATATTGAAGCAGAAAAACTAGAAAATGAAGTTAAAATATGTGAGTATACAAATGAGTTAGTTATTTACTGTGCTTATATCGGAAATGGATTGGTTAAGATTGGTTTTACTGATTCTAATCTTATTAAGAGAGATAAAAAACATATGTCAAGTGAGTCCTTATATCCTCAGTGGAGAATGATTAAGTTTTTCAAAGTATCAGGTAAAAATATAGAAAAAATGGCACACTAATTTTTGAAACATTATAAAGTTGATTTTTTTAATCAAAAAGAAGTATATAAACCAGTTAAAAATCTAACAATTTTTATTGAAGATATCGATGATTTCTTAAAAGATAATGATCTAAAAATGACTATTAGGATCTTACAGAAAGAGAATGCCGAATTAAAACTCCAAAATATGCAATTAAAACTAGATCTTTTAACAAATAAAACTATGTAAGTAAGTTTGTATATCATTTGATTATACAAACTCTCATTTGACTGTAAAATAAGATTATTCACCTAAATGTACTTCTGTGTCTACAAGTCCATTGTTGTTGAAAATATAAACATGTACATTTAACCCCATTGCGGTCGCCGCCTTAAACTTTGCCATATTCTTTTCATATTCTTTCATAAAATAATACTCACTTTTCACCTCCAGAATTGCATTGTCGGAAAGTATAAAATAATCTGGAAAATATCTGCTCCTATTTCCTGTCTCAGGATTATCATACCAAATCTCATCACTAGATTTATAGCCGACAACGAGATCATCTTCTTTATAACCATCTTTAAGAAGAAGATCAAAACACATTGGATCATAACCTTGACATAATTTTGTACGACCGCTTGGAAAAACATATTCTTTAACCTTAAAATCTTCTTCTTCAGATTCTTCTTCGTCGGATTCTTCTTTGTCGGATTCTTCTTGAGATTCTTTTTCTTCTTCTTTTTTTACATTCATAATCTTATTAATTTTATCTTGATGATTTTCTTCTCTACACTCACATGCTTTAATGAAGGCTTTTTCGCCATACTTATTAATAGAAAAAGACTTTGTTTTCTTTTTTCCTTCCGAGTCATTCCATTGAGCTTTCCAACGGGATTTTAAACCATCTTCAAAAATTACACCTGTTACTCCGCTTTTATTATTAATTTGAATACTTTTATTATTAGCATTAATCTTGCCAGCGCCTTCACGAACATTAAATCTCAAGTTATTAAGACCATTACGATCAATATGATCTACTTGTGTGAATTCTGGGTAAAATATACGATGTAAAAGAGCTTTTTCCATTTTAGCATATTCAGTTTTGTCTTTTGATCCTCTAAAAAGATAGATTGATTTATCTTTAATAATATCATAATGTTCTTTTTCAAACATCATACATTTTTCATCTGAAAGAAATATTTCAAGAAACTCATAATCTTTTTGTAATACAGGATGTGATATAACTTTGACATTTCTTATTCTATTTTTACTGAGTTGGCGTTTAATAGATTCTCTAATTCTATAATTGCTTGCTAAATTCATAGCACGATCTCTTCCATATTGCTTTATACCAAAAGACTTGCTATTGCCTCCTTGATCGGAGTGAAACGTAACTTTTATATGAGTTGCAGTCTCAGTAATACCTCCTTGATGACGACCACTATACCATTCTCCTCTTTCAAGTAAAATTGGAACAGATTCTTGAACTTCTTTTAATATTTTTTCATCTTTCTCTTCGTTTTCTTGGTATTTACATATATTACAACTTCCTCGAAAATTACCTCGTTGACAGTTTGATGAGTGTATATGAAAACTACCATGTTTACATTTATAATTTACATTTCTACCTTCTTCTATTGATACAAACTCATAACCAGCTTCTTCAATAATTTTTATTATGTTTTTTTCTATTACAGCGGAAGTTTTCTTTTTTGAACATTCAGAACAACCATTCCACTCAGGTCTTACAATTCCTTGTTTAAGAGTTCTTCCATCTTTTCCACAATGGCATTTGTATTTAATATATCTTTTATCTTCAGTATCTGGTTTCCAATCCAAACATTTTTTATTTTCCATTATATTATTAATATTAATAATAGTTTTTTCTGATAATCCTATTGTCATTTTCTTTTTATAATATTGTTTATACTTTTAAACAAATTTTATTTTTAAAACATTATAATATAATATAATTTTATTTTTGTATGTAAAATAACATAAAAAAGTATAAAAACATTCGAGTTTTCGGGAGTGAGGTGGTACTTTTAGAGTACGGGGAACCCTAAAGCGCCTCCGCTCACACGAATTATATTGTTATTTACGGCTGTGACAATAAATTCGTAGGTCTGCTTGAAGTTAGCACCAGGTAAGCCAAGAGAATTAGCACCATCTTTAGCGGCGCCACTGCACTCAGGTACAATAGACACATTAGTTAGCTTACCGTAGTTAGTAGATCCCATCGGATCTAGAGAAATAAAATCAAGAGAGTAAGAGTACGAATGATAGCCAGTTTCTAGAGGGATAACTGGAGCATGGTAATACGGGTTAACAAGAGAAAAGTAATCAGAACCCATTTGAGCAAGACGGTTTGTGTTTTCGTAAATTAGAGATGTTTGCTGGATAGGATCAGCCGCTCCATTAGGACTAAATTTAATCGTTGAAGTGGCTGGGATAGGAGAAGAGGTAAGATAGTTAGACCATTCAGAATGATGAGTGCTGTTTCTAACCGCAAAAAACAAAACTTTAATAGCGTGCGAGAATCGGATATCGAAAGATTGTTGAGTGTTGGTCGCAGGAGTGAAAGACTGGCGTGGGGCAGTTTGAACCTGTTCAACCAGAATATCACGAGGTGCACAAGCCATACGCTTACGCTCGTCATTCGAAACGATCGCGTAATTGGCCCACACTTGTGTATTACCCAAAATGGGAGCACCTTGATCTAAATCAGACGAAGAAATTGCCTGACGATAATCTTTTGGAGAACCAGAAAGATTTGCATCGATATTTTCATATATTAGAAGATGATTCCAATCTCGGAAATGGAAGTTAATTCTCATTTCATTGTACGGAAGAGCAGCGGTTGGAAGAGCAACACCACTATCACGGCTGTAGAAGAACGGAAGAGGCAAGTTCAAAGTGTAAGAATGAATCTCTGTTCTAGGATTAGTCATATCATCAAAATTACCAATCATGTTATTGTAACCATTACGCTTGCCAGCAGGAACTGTAAAAGCAGCCCAGAAGTCAAGATGGTAATTGTCAAAACGAGAAGCAATCAAATCGTTGAAAGTAATACAGCATTCACGAACAATATTATGCATGAAATTTCGAGTCCAACGAATACGAGCAGGTTTGCTGGCAGGGTTAGCTACGTCAATTGCGTTTGTGGCAATAAGTTTAACATGAGGTGTAGTCAAACGAAGCCAAGTCTGAAGCATATAATCACCGGCGCGTGAAATAGCAACTGACCACTCTTGTCCGAATGCGGGAGAACCAGCAGCTCGAGACAAAACCACAGGTACTTGAGTAAACCAAGTAGCTTTCCTGGTCTCACGGACAAAATAGGCAGTGGCATCGGGACCGCCATAGAGGTACTTCTCGATCTCATCAAAAGTAGCAAGATCAATGAAGCCAGATGTTACATTCGATGTACAGATGGAAGACATTGTTTTATATTAGCGCAAGATAATTTTTAGTTTTTTTAACAAATTATATACTTTAAATATTAAAAAAAATGCGAGTTTAAATAAGTCGTGTGAAAGATTAAATGCTATGTCTGAACTAGATATTTTGAGTATAGATGCCAAGATACGTAAGAATTTTGAGGAAGAGTTCTTAAAATTATCCGACCACATGGAGAACCTACACGAAATAAAAGAATCATTGAAAAATGAAAATATTCGCAGACGCATAAGAGCTAGTCTTGAAAAAGCTCGGGATGAATTAGAAAACTATCTAAATGGTCTATCTACAAACAAAAATTACAATTTTTATATTATGGAAACAGTGCCTTTTATAGAAAAATATAAAGAAATACTAAAAACTCCTGTTAAAGTAAGTTTTATGGGTAAAATTGTTAAAAATGATAAAGATAAACGACAACTAATAGATAACTATTTAGAAGCAGCATCTAAATATGTTGATATCGAATTGGAAAATAAGAAAACTCAAAAAGTAATATGTCCTAATTGTTCTAATAAAAAAGATTTTGATATTGTTGATCTGAATAGTTATATATGCACTAAATGTTATGCAAGGCAAACTGTAATGAAGCATAATTCTTCATACACTGATATTGATCGTGTTAATATTTCAAGTAAATATACTTACGACAGAAAAGTTCATTTTCGTGATTGTATCAATCAATATCAAGGAAAACAAAATAGCACTATTCAACAAAAAATATATGACGACCTTGAATCACAATTTCGCCAACATCATCTTTTGCACGATGAAGATACTAGTAAAGAACGTAAATTCAGAGACATAACAAAAAATCATGTTCTTATTTTTCTTAAAGAGTTAGGATATTCTAAACATTATGAGAATGTACACCTCATTCACTACAACTTTACATCTATTAAACCGGATGATATCTCTTACTTAGAAGAACAACTTCTTGATGATTTTGACGTTCTTACAGAACTGTACGACAAGAGGTTTCGGCATATTAATCGTAAAAATTTTATTAACACTCAATATGTACTCTTTCAATTACTCCATAGACATCGGCATTCTTGCAAAAAAGAAGAGTTTATCATTCTTAAAACAATTGATAGAAAATTCTTCCACGATGAAATTTGCAAACAGTTATTTGAGGAGCTAGGATGGAATCACAGCCCGTTTTATTAACTTTTAAAAATGAATTAAGAAAATTGTTTCTAGATATATAAAAAGATGTCATATGTAGAAGATGAACAATATTACGACGATGATATGAACGAAGAAGAATATTATGACGAAGATATACAAATCGAATTGCTATTTGAACATAATAATAGGCCAAATATTAATAATAGGCACCCAAATAACTTTTTAGATCTATTGGAATTATTTCTCTTAATGCAACCAATTTTAAATGTTCTAGATCCTCTCGAAATCGCCATTCAAAATAGTGAAAACGATTTGTGTTTACACAAGGATGAAAATATAACACTTAATCTTACATGTCAGCCTTACGATACAACTAATACAGAATATGATTCATGTTCTATATGTACAGATATTTATGATAAAAAAGAAGATGTTACTGTATTAAATTGTGGTCATATTTACCATCCAAACTGTATAAAAGAATGGGGTAAATACAAACCTAATTGTCCTATCTGCAAGACAGACATCTCATTCTATCATTATATTAGTGATTTGGAAGAGCCCGACTGAGATTTTCAATGAGGAAGTTTACGAAGTTTATCGATCATAATACTGAAGATAGAAAAAGTTAATTATTTTTGTAGTACATGAAATATATTTATTATGTTCTTAATAAATAAATGTTAAAAATTACATTTATTATGTTCTTATTTATTATGTTATTAGTTATTATATTATATTTAAATTACCAAAATGAAGATGTAAAAATATTAAAGGATGAGTTTATGATGGAAAAACCATTATGGTCAAAAGGTCCAATAAAAAGTAATTACTCAAAAGGAAAAACAGAATCAATTTCATCGTATAAGTTTTTGATTAAATACATGAAAGAGAGTTCAGAAATTCTATGGATTCGTAATGGTTCTCATTCACAGTTACAAAAATCTGATCTTGATATTGTATCTGATAATTTAAATTTTTTGAATACACCAATAATTCTAGTTACTACAGATGGAGATCGTTCTGTTCCTTCATCTTATAAAACTTCTACAGTAAGAACTTTACTTGAGTCGCCAAAAATTACATTGTGGTTTACACAAAATTATGATGGAAGTATAAAACATCAAAAAATAAAACCAAATCCCTATAGGATTTGATTTACATACTCAAAAATGGCTTAATAGACATTCTGTATATGATAAAATTTCATTTATCGCTTCTCAGAGATCCAAACATAAAAATCAAAAAGTTCTATGTGATGCACATCTCACAATTTCACATTCTGAACGCAGTAAAATGATAAAAATAATAAAAGATAATAAAGATATTGTTTTTACACAGGAGAGTAAATCATGTTATTTCTTTAGACCCTGGGGTAAGAAAGTTTCTTGTTGGATATGATCCTAGAGGAGAATCTATCTTTATAGGTGAAGATGCTCATATTGAACTAACTAAACTTTTGGTTGAAATAAACAAGACAGAAATATCTAAAGATAGGTCTATACTTTGGAGGAAAGTAAAGAATCTAGTGTGTGAATTACACTGGAAAACTATTTCTTTTTTAGTAGAAAACTATGATATAATTTTGTTACCAGATTTCAGAGTAAGCCAAATGGTAAAAGGAAAAAAGTTAGCTCGTATAACCAAAAGATTGTTGATGATGTTCTCATTTCACAGTTTCAAAGAGAAATTGAAATACAAATGCTCTATGTACAATAAGAAACTCATTATAGTTGATGAGAGTTTTACTTCTTGTACATGTGGCAGATGTGGAAACATCAAAAGAACAAAACTGGAAGTTTATAGTTGTGATGAGTGTGGTTTAGTTATAGATAGAGATGCTACAGGATCAAGAAATATTTTTATTAAGAATACTAGGTTACGCTGTCCTTAAGTTTAGATTTTTCTAGATTTAAAAAAGCGGTACGCTGATTATTTTATGTCTTATCCTCTAAAGGATCGGATATTAGTGATGGACTATTCGAATGCAGTTGTAAAATTCAAGGACGGTTGTGATGAATTAATAGATAATGCTGGTGCTGTTATTTTAACAAAGCTAATATTTGACTCTGTTCAAGTTATAAACAAGGAAATAATAATGGAATATTGCAAATGTTTAAATTTTGCGGATAATGGTGCTGAGATAGTACAGCTTTTAGATTATAAAATGGCAGTTGAGAAATGTGCTGATGGAAATTATGTTAGAGCCGAGGATGTAGATTTTAGGACGGAATTTATAAGATTTTTATTAAAATATATATAATTTAGAAGTAGATGTTTTAAGTTTGTCTAAATTTTCTACACTCCTAAAAAATGAGTTCGTGAGTTAAATTAAGATGAGTAAGATTGTAAATCAAAATAAAAGCATTATTAAGTTTATTTTACAAACTTGATAGATTCTCTTACTACTTCTTTCTGGAAGTTTTGCTAAGAGATTCTCATATATTGTAGATTAAAATATTTTCCATAAAAATAGGATTGTGAAATGTTTTTGTCACAATTAAATTAAAATCTTGTTGATCATGATTACGTTAATAATCAAGATTTTTAAGTTTATATTCTATAATTAAATGTTAAACAGTATTAAAAAAAAATGGTCTGAAAATGGGTTTGAAATTATCTTAGGTCTTTGCATAGCATTCATTTTACTTTTTGGTTTCTATTACAAAATTAGAGGTAAGAAAGGAACATGGACAAAAAAACATAATGTACATTACCCTCAATTTGAAATAGGAAAAAACAAATATTATCAAAGTCCTCCAAATGAAAGCAAAGGAGAAACAGAATGTCGTCGTGTGTTGCAATATCTATTCAAGAGAAAATTTGATAAATCACGTCCTGATTTTTTACGTAATCCTGTGACAGGGGGTAACTTTAATTTAGAATTAGATTGTTTTGACGCAGAACTTAGGATTGCAGTAGAATATAATGGGATTCAACATTACCAATATATACCATTTTTTCATAAAAATAAAGAGGCGTTTTTAAACCAAAAGTACAGAGATGATATGAAACGAAGGATATGTAGAGATAATGGAATACTTTTAATCGAAGTACCACATACCTTAAAACTAGAAGATATCAAAGGTTTTATTGAATCAGCTTTGACGAGAAATGGAATTAAGTTTTAGAACAAGAAAAACTTTACATTAAATAAATGAATGATAACATAATAATACCTTTTTGTATTTGGCATTATATTGACTTGGACACAAAAACATTTTTAGGATACATAGGAGGTCCAAGAAGGTACAAAAAAAATGGAGTTATCGGTTTTGATTGTGATGTAGATACAAAAAAGTTTAATAAATGGTTTTTAGCTGGAACTTTTTATGCAGTTTCACCTAGTTTTCGACCAATACCTGTAGGTATGAAAATTTTTTGTGCAAAGAAAAATATGAGTGAGCCATATAATACTAATGATGTATATTTAATGTATGATCCATATAATATTAAAGATAATTGTGTATACTTTACTACATATAATCAAAAAGTTCCTAATACAGTACCTCTTTATTTTCATTCATTTGGAAATAATATATTTCCTAGCTTTGACTCAAAACCTCCGTCATCTTCACCAGAATGGAGTCAGACTTTTATTTCTCCAATTTTTGTAATGACAAAAAGTCATGAAAAATTTAAATCTGTTAATGGCCGATGCATACCATGGTCTGAAGACATTAAAGATCTATACGATTCAAATTCACACGAAGAGTTATTAAGTCTTGAAAACTGTGTTGTATTTTACAATGAACTTGTAGTTTCTAAAAATAATGGTCGTCCTTTTAATATATTAGAAATCGTAGCTGACCAAAATATAAAACCAAAAAAACTGGGTGAGTCTAAAAACTTTTTAAAAATAATACTTATTTTTTTCGTTATCTTTGTAATTCTTATAATCGCGATTGTTATTCATAAAATAAATTTGAATTTTAAAAAAAACTTAAAATAGAAAAGACAGACAATGACAAATACTATTGGAATTTGTTGCTTTTGCAATGATGATTGTAGCCCTTATTCACAGTGTTGTAAAACATGTGCAAGATCTATGACCGGAATTGTTATGGGATGGGATGTTCCGTTAGCTAAAGAAAAACCAATCAAAATTTATTACACAGGTATTGGATCAAATCCAGATATGGAAATTATGTCAGAAATATATTTTCGTGAAATAATGAGATTGAATGTAAATAATTTTAATGAGATATGCCCTTATGATATAAAAAACTGTGAACTGAAACTTTTACTTGATTGGTCTGGTGCTACTATAGTATAAATACTAGATTTTAATTCTCAATAAAGAATATTGAGAATATATTTTTAACATTTTGTCATTGCCTTTTTAACGTCGTCAATATTTAGATAGTAACTTTTGTTACCACTACAACTAAAACCTGAACATACAATATTTAGATTTTTATCATATTCGTAAGCATTTTTTATATAATTTTTATCATCATCGCACAATATCATACATGATGAATTTGATATACCTAAAGCATTAGCTGTTTGTTTGAGAGCGAATCCTTTTAAGTATCCAGCATTTTGATTTGTAAGAGCTGAATATAAATTACTCGGTTTACCCATTAAAATTTTATTTACACCTACACTGTTAAAGGTAAGATTGTCATGTCTTGTTATGAAATCATAAAGATTGTCTGGTAACCAATTGTATGTTTTATTTGTTACATATGGTCCAGCAGTGCAAATTCCTACTGCAAAATTGTTATCAATACACGCTTGTACAACTGCATAATTATTTTCAAGTGGAGATGAAGAAAGTGTACCATCTACGTCAAAAAGAACCAAACCTTTGTATCCGGTTTTGTTATTGTTATTATTGTTGTTATTATTGTTGTTATTATTGTTGTTATTATTATGAAAATATAAAATTAAAAATACACTTATTGATACAAGAAAAACTATTAAGCTAAATAATTTAAAGTTAATCATTTTTATAGTTTACAAGTATTTTCTTATTTTACATATATTTTTAACGTCTTTTTGCTTTAGCAAATCTTGGAAGATCGCTTTTTAACAAAGAAGGTGGTATACCTTTCTTACCGACAGGTTTGTTAGTACTTTTTTTATAATTTTTTTGTTTTTTGGAGTCAGAATCAGATTCAGAATCAGATTCTGATTCGTTTTCGGTGTCCTGATCACTTTTTGATTTAGACGACGAAGTTTCATTGTCTGTTAAATCTTCCTCATCCAAGTCTTCATCACTAATATAGTCTTCAATTTGACCGTATCCAAGAAGATCAAAAACTTTACCGATCATTCTTTCATTACTGCGTTCATTATCTTTTGTGTCTTTTTTTCTGAAATTGAAATTAATTTTTTCCAATTTTCCGTCAAATTTTCGGTGAAAAGCGTAAGAATTCAATTCTAGCTTAGTCATTTGTTTAGCAGTAGAAGCGGATACAAAATGATCTAGATCTAGATCAAAAGTACTTAGTTCATCGAGAATATACCAATCTATTTTTTCAAGTTGATCTTGGAGATGTTTTAGGGCTTCCTCGTTACCTTCGCGTCGAATAAAGTAATACCAACTTTCAAACTCTTTTCCGTTAGTTTCCATAAGAGCTACATAATCACCTGTCATAATATGACTTGGTTCAGGAGATGAAGGTGAATTATTTTTTTTTTCCAGATCAAGATTCTCTGGTGTATTAGATGTCATTTTCAGTGTGAAAATGTGTTTTTAAGTTACTTTTAAGTTTCTATTATGATTAATTTTTAAAAATTAATCAATATTTAGGATGTATTCTCTTAATCCTCAATTATCTCTTCCTCAATATTATCTTGAACATTAACTTCTTCAGAATCGTCAATTATCGGAGTTTTATCTTGCGAACAGTTCTTTTGATAAGGATTATAACTGCCGTTGGAAATAGCATTTACAAAATCAATATCGATAGGCATTAGCTTGACTCTTCCTGCATGAATAGCTGCAAAATTCGCATTTCTAAGAAGAGATGTAATTTGCTGTTCTATAAAATATTGCAAAACAATGAATACTTCTTTGCTAATCTTCATTGGAGTAGTATTGTGAGTTGTAACTACTTGGCGGACAAACTTTTCAAATGGAAATTTTGCAAATGTAAGGCAATTGCTTATTTTTTGAAAACGACGAATCTCACGAATACAGACAGTACCCGGTCGAAAGCGATGTTTTTTCTTATCTCCATCAACAACTTTCTTAGTAACTTTCTTAGGACGTTTTTTCTTTACAAGAAGCGAAGGATGAATAAATGGAGTTACTCCTCCTCCTAAAAATGAAATACGATTGTTAGTAAAAAATATATTTAATTCTGTGTCATTTCGAACACCCATTTCAAGATCACGGATACTAATCCTAATTCTCTTATTATCTTTAGCAGAAACGGAAGCATTTTCAAGAATTTCTGAAGTTAAATACTCAAGAGCTCCAGCTAGATAAATAGGTGCTTGGCTAGTAACCATAACTTTTGAGTATCCAAAGTTTCGAAGAAATTTTTCAGCAATAGCTGGTGAAAATAATATTCCGGCTTTTTCTTGACGGCTAGTTCCTTTTTCGTTTACTTCTTTAAAATGAAGAACTGCTTTTTGACCTTGAATAATAGCGTTAGCAGCCAATTGTCCAGGTAAAATAATAAGAAGTGCATTTTTAATTTCCTTATCAGACATAGTCTTTTTCTTTGCCATCTCAGTTAAAGTAATAACAGTTTTTGCGATCATTCGAGAAATTAAACAAAGCGCGCTGTTTAGTTGTTGTTTAGAATTAGAAGTAATTCCATTTGTTTCAGATACTTCCTTTAAAACTTTCGAAATATAAGTCTCAAAAAACCGAGACTTTTTCTTTTTAAGGCGATCTTTCTGCGGTGTATCCATTTTATTTAATCATTTTATTCTCCCTTTTAAGTCTCGATTTACATTAGAGATAAGCTAGAATGATTAAAGACTTAAAGATTAACTTTTTCAGATACAAAATGGATAATATAACTAAACCTTCTATTACTCGTCTTGCTCGCAAAGCTGGAGTAAAGAGTCTTTCGGATGATTGTTATAATAATATTCGAAGTATTGTCTCTGTATATTTATCTGATATTATTGTTGCAGCTTTGGTTGTTAATTCTGAGCACAATACAAAAACACTGATGGCAGAAGATATTTATGAGGCTCTTCGACTTCGTGGTTACAACGTAACTCAATCTAACGACCTAGGCACAACAACTTGTGCTAAATAAAAAAGTATTTTATATTCAAAAAAAATATAAAATGTTATTTTTCATTATCTAAATTACAAACAACAATTGATGACCATTCATCATTATTTAAATGATATCCATACTTTGTTATTCCGGCCGGATAACATATAATATAACTACTATTGCCCATTTTTAAGGAAAAAGATGGTTCAATAAACATTTTTGTATTAATGTCATACTCACGATACACAAAGTACATTGGTCCTATTTCATTTGGATTTCCAACAAACTCATCAACTTTGAAAAATATTTTTAAATCAGACTGATGTGTACAAAAACTAATAAAATCACCAGATGATACAATTATAACATCACCATTTATCTTTGTAATTCTTACTGAATTGGGAGCATTATTCCATTCTACACGAGGCAATGTTGATACCATATGTTTTATTTAGAGCGATGTTGATTTTAAATAGCACTTTTTACGTAAATAAAACCATTTCAATCACCACTTGCTGTCAAAACACCAACACCAAATAAACATCAAGTATTGTGTCATCCGCCGACCACTCAGGTTTTTACACTCAAAAAATTATAGACATCTAAACTGTAAGTAATTACCCTTATTTCTTAAACATTTAGAAATCAATTGTCTTTTAATATAAGGGTGTGAAATACAATCATCAAGAGTTGTACACAACTTAGAATTTTTGATAATTTCATGTATATCAATATCTGTAATACGATTTTTATTATTTTTTTCCCAAGTTAGAATAGAAAACAACATATAATATAAATTCCATATTTGAATATCGTTTTTTCCAATAGAAGATCTTTCCATAAAGTAATCATTATATTTTAAACCAATAAACTTTTGGATAAATACAAACACGCAGTCGTGTAAACACTCATTTTTTTGATATTTTTGATATCTATTTGAAATAGATGTATCAAAGTCAATAATAGTTACTTTTGGAGAAAGTGTTACAGGTGATATATGATTACCAAAATCAATTTTACTCAAATAAGATTTTTTTATATCTATAAAAATATTTCCTGGGTGCAAATCGTTATGAATAAATGTACCTAATTTATTACGTGCCACAAAAAGAAGATTAACTAATTGTAATAAAATTGACGCTAATTGATTTGAATCAAATTGTCGTATATCTATATCAGACAAAATTTGACCAGATATCAGTTCAGTTATTAAATAAAGATGTTCATGTCCATTTGAGGCTATTAATTTTCCAAAATCATAAAGCAAAGGAAACCCTTCCGTTCCCGACATAACAAATGTCGTATAAATTTGTTTTAAAGGGTTGGTATCTTTTTCATACTGATTGTATATAAGATTTTTATATATTTTAAGAATTGCGTTTGTGCCAGTTTTTATATGTTTAACTAGTTTTACAGAAGCTCCTGAACCAGAATTAAAGAACGAAAGAATTTGATATTCTTTTTCCGGGTTATTAATATATTTAAATTTTTTTATCATATATTCATTCCAATCTTTATCATTACCTAAAATATAATCCATTATTATTTATTATATAAATTATTTTTGATTTAGGTAAATAGAATTAAAGAAGTTGATTGTAAATGTAAAATGAGTAGAACAGTATCCCGAGATAAATACGAATCTATGAAAGAAAAGGCTAGTAAGTGGTATGATAAGGCAATAGAATACCAATCAAAATACGAAGATATTCTTGAAGAAAACGAAAAACTAACATACCTTGAAAAAGAAAATATAGATCTTAGAGATGATATAGAACTTTTAAAAGAACGTTGTAAAGAAATGAATAAACAACTTAAACAATTTGAAAAAGAAAAGAAGAAGAAACTTTTAGTAGAAGAGCTATCTAAACACTTTGTAGTCAAAGATTAATTTAAAAAAATACAATTGAAATTTAAAAGAGTATTTGTTGTAACACAACAGAAATATGATATCTAATTTCGCGACAGCAATGAAATCTTGTTCGAATACATGGAATGGAGCGGTTTCTTTACCAACTCCAGATATATCAGGTAATACTAGAGGTCGTTTAAGCTTGTTTTTTAAAGGAGTTCGTGGACTTAACCACCCTCGTCTTTATGAATATCTTAGAAAATCAGCGGATGAAAATTTGATTGATACTTTTTTATTGGTTTTTCATATTCGTGATTGTCGTGGAGGAAAAGGTGAGCGTGATCTAGGACGTCGGGCACTTGTGTGGCTGTTCCTTAACTATCCGGAAGAATTTAGTCTTGTTGCCCATTTAATTCCCGAATATGGTCGTTGGGATGATCTTATGGATTTATGGCCAGGTGTACTAAATTTGAATAATATTGATCATGTTCGTTTAAACTATTGCTCAACAATCAAAGATGAACAAGCTCTTATTAATCTAAAAAATACTCAACTTACTTTTGTAAATATCTTAGCTAGACAACTAGTGAATGATCGTGAACAAATGGAAGCTGGTAATCCTATTACAATTTGTGCAAAGTGGGCTCCAAGCGAAAATGACTCTTACGACCGCAAATACGGAGTTGTTAGTACTCTTACTAAAGTGATGAATATTACTTTAAAGAAGTACCGTAAAGAGTATACTACCCCTCTTAGACAATATCTCAAAATTGTAGAAAAGTATATGTGTGAAAAAAGATGGGATGAAATAGAATATAGCAAAGTTCCTTCTTGCGCTATGAAGAGATTAAAAAATGCTTTTGCAAAGCATGAACCTGAACAGTTTGCTTCCTGGAAAGACAAACTTCGAAAGGGAGAAACAACAGTTAAGGCAAAACAACTATTTCCATATGAATTAATACATGAGATTCGCGTTAGAAATATTGCTGATGAGGTATGCGAAGGTCAGTGGAAAGTACTAGAAGACGATGTGATAAAAAATGGAACATTGGAACAAACACTTTTTGTATGTGACGTAAGTGGTAGTATGGCTTCCTGGGGGGATGATCCTAATAGGAATACAAAAAAGAAGTCTTTCTCACCTATGGATGTTGCTATCAGTCTATCTCTTCTTGGAGCTAATTCTGTAAAAGGATTATTTCATAATCATATTATAACTTTCGAAGATAAACCAACTTTTCATCTTGTAAAAGAAACTAATATCTTACAACGTTGGAGACAACTTACCAAAGCTTCTTGGGGTGGTTCAACAAATTTACAGGCAATCTTTGAGTTAATTCTCGAGAAAAGCAAGTCTAATGGACTTTCGCAAGAAGATATGCCTAAACGGTTATTTATTATATCTGACATGCAATTTGATATTGCAGATTGTACAATGACAAACTTTGAAATGATTAAGATTAAGTACGCAGCTGCTGGATACATACCCCCAGATATTGTTTTCTGGAATGTTTGCGGATCTAGTGAAGACTTTCCAGTTTCTGTTACAGACAACGGAACATCATTAATATCTGGTTTTTCTCCAAGTATTTTATCCTCTTTTATGAATCAAAAAGATTTTTCTCCTTATTATATACTAAGAGATACTTTGGATTCAATTCGATTATCACCAATCCGAGGTGCATTTAATATCGATTAAATATTATTTTTTTGTAATTATAAAAATTACAAAATATTTTATCAATTTTTACATATTAAATGCTACTGATGCGACATTTACAGTGTTATTATTAGTGTGCATATATAAACTTAAAGCAGTATTTTGATTCAAATTTTGAAAAGAAGATATAGAAAGAACATGTATTTGATTCTCTTCACCTTCTAAATTATGATTATCTTCATATAAAATTTTTCTCGAAATAGCGTCTATAATATATATGTATACATATCCAGAACCTTGTAAAACAAAATCTGCTTTTGAAAAAGAATATAAACTATCAACATATGGTATAGTGCAGATATGTTTGTGTTCAGGATTAGATAAAATAACTGACCCAGACCAAAGTATTACCTTTGAACCTCTTTCACCTCTTTCACCTCTTTCACCTCTTTCACCTTGTTCGCCTCCTTGTTCACCTTTATTTCCTTGTTCACCTTTATTTCCTTGTTCACCTTGTTCACCTTTATTACCTTCTTCACCTTGAACACCTTGTACACCTTGTACACCTTGTTCACCTTTACTTCCTTGTTCACCTTTATTTCCTTGTTCACCTTTTTCACCTTTACTTCCTTGTTCACCTTGAACACCTTGAACACCTTGAACACCTTGTTCACCTTGTTCACCTTTATTACCTTGTTCACCTTTATTACCTTGCTCACCTTGAACACCTTGAACACCTTGTTCACCTTGTTCACCTTTTTCACCTTTATTACCTTGTTCACCTTTATTACCTTGTTCACCTTTATTACCTTGCTCGGAATCTGATCTCATTATGAAAGACATTTTTTATAAAAAATTGTTTATATTTTTAGATAAGTTTAAAATTAAAAGCTAGCTTAAAACATTGATCAGAATCTTAATAAATGTCGAAATTGATTGAAAATAAACACATTATTCACATTGCATCTGAGATTATTGTTCTTCTTGGTATTACTTTTTATTTTAATGTAAAAAACAAAAAAATAATGGAGCATATTCATGACTTATCTCAAAGAATCGAGGAACAAGAAGATCTTCTTCAAAAACACGAACAAGTAATTAAAAAATTGGTTGAATTTATTAGAAAACAAGAAGAATCTGCTAATGCTCCAACTTATAGTTTACCAAATAGTCAACGTAAAAAGTCTACTCCTATTTCTACTCCTATTTCTACTCCTATTTCTACTCCTATTTCTACTCCTATTTCTACTCCTAAATCTACTCCTAAATCTGCTTCTATAAAAGAAATACATACCAAACCACCTCTTGTAGCACCGGCACCTCAAAAAATACAACCTGCAAAAGTAAATTTTGTTCCTTCAGTTCACAAAACACCACCAATTCGGATCGAAGAAATATATTCTGAAGAGTCTGAAGAGGAAAGTGATTTAGATACAGAACTAGCAGAAGAGCTCGGAGAATTAGAAAATTCTGATAATGAAGAAGTTGTAGATTTAAAAAAAAGATAATAACAAATAAAGAGTTAATACCATTTGTTAAAAGAAAATGCAAAGAAAACAACAGATTATCAAAAAAAGTATTTCAGATGGAAGAGATGACACTTTTAACGCAGTTCCTCGGATTATGCAAAGATGGTATAAATCAGAAAGATTTTGCGAAAGGTATAACTATATTCCACGAGCTCCCACAAGAAATTCTGATCGTTGCCAGTGGCACTATGCATATCTTTCCCAGTTAATAGATATATATAATATTATAGTTGATACCATCAATGAAAAATACCAACGTAACAAAATAAAATGGCTTGCAAATAATGCTATTTTTCATAATTTATCTAGACTTATATATCATTGCTCAAGTAAATATATTGAAATATAATCTAAAAATTTGAACACTTAATAAAAATGGGCAAGACATCTCGTCACGACGCTCCTAGAGAGACCAAAAAAAGTAAGAAAGATATACAGACATATTTACCTTTTTATGATAATTTTGAAATTATCGATGAAAATGATGAAGAAAAGGAAAACGAATATAAAAAAGAGGAATATAAATTATACATTAACGAAACAGCGACTATTATAAGACAAAAAATACTTAATTACGTAGATAAAGGTCCTTATTCATTGTGTGAATATTTGGATATTGACAACGTTGAAAATTACTTATCATGGTTATTATCTAAAAATTAATTTTAATACTAAATATGTATTAAAATGTAATATTTTTTATATTAATTTTAAACACTTTAGAACTGATCTTTGAACGTCAGTCAATTCTGAAATATGCGCATCTGGGTCTTCTTTTATTTCACCAAGAACGTCTTCTACATCAACATCATCTTCTTCTACTGGTGGTGGAATTGGTGTTCCGTCGTCAGGTTTAGGAAAAGGTGGTTTAGGAGAAGGTGGTTTAGGAGAAGGTGCTTTAGGTCGTTCAGGAGTATTAGGAATAGGATCCAAAGGAGTTCCTGGGTTAGAGTTTAAAGGTTTAGGAATTCCTACTGGGCTAGCAGGCTTTGCTGGAGCAGGAGGTTTTGCAAATACTGGGCTAGCAGGCTTAGCTGGAGCAGGAGGTTTAGCAAATACTGGGCTAGCAGGCTTAGCTGGAGCAGGAGGCTTTGCAAATACTGGGCTGGGAGGCTTTGCTGGAGCAGGAACTGGAGCTGGAGCAGGAGGCTTTGCAAATACTGGGCTGGGAGGCTTAACAGGAGCTGGAGCTGGAGCAGGAGGCTTTGCAAATACTGGGCTTGGAGGCTTAACAGGAGCAGGAGCAGGAGGCTTTGCAAATACTGGGCTTGGAGGCTTAACAGGAGCAGGAGCA